ATGAAAGTTGTACGCTCTATATTTAAAGGCTTTCGTTTAATAGGTTTAATTGTAAAGCCCGTACTTAAAGCATTATCTAAAAGTAAATTTTAAATCTCATAAATATTAAAATCCCCTTCTGCATATAGGTGCAAAAGGGGATTTTTTCAAATTATTCTATTCGTTCTACAGACAGTACTCATAGATAAATAAGAAACGGTGTATATTTACCCTAACATTTATAAAGATGAAAATCAATATATAATTATCTACATATAGAACCAGATAATAATTTTTTTTCATAAAACTATTCTTTTGTTTTATTTTTTAATGTACTCGTACCACCAGTTTCTTTCATCCATCCAAGCTGTAATCTTATCAAGTTCGCCATTAGGCAGTACTTCAGTTTGTAAGTAAGCTAATCCAGTTAATGGATCAGAGACAATCTTCCCTGTTGTTCCACGCTCATTCATAGCGTTTACGACTTCCTGAACCAATGAAATACCAAAACCACCAGATTTAACATATTGATAGCCGCCATTGGCAATAGCTTGTTCTGGTCGTTTTTCTCCTGTAAACCAAGATAATGATTTACTGCCAATCAATTGGTTCAAATCACACTTACCGATACCAGGTACATTGCCTGTCTCTGTGTATTGCCAAATATCGCATGGATAAGCTGGCTTATTACCGCCATAACGAGGAATCCAAACAAAGTCAGCTTTTACATTTGCCATACCAAACGGAGCATACATATGATGACCAACGTATAAGCCAACTTTCTGAGCACCTAATCGGCGTAGTTCATCAATAAATGCTTGTGCGCCCGCTCTCATATCATTCATTGTTTTTACTTCAACATCTGCAACCCAGACTGTCGCGCTCTTGTCTCCACGGTTCCAGAAGTCACGAGCTTCTATTCGTGCATCATTTTCAGAAACGAAACGACAGAATGCATAGTTACCAAAAGGAATACCATGTTGCTTCATGGCTTGTACATATCCTTTATACAATGGATCTACATAATTTGAACCATCTTGTACACGAGCGATGATGAAATCAATGTATTGCTTTGCTATAGGCCGGTTAATGTCACCATTCCATTTTGAAATATCAATAAAATGTCCCATTATTTATCCGCTCCTTTATTTCGTTTATCCGCAAACCATTTACCAGCTGCAGGATTAGATACAACACCTGCAGCAATCAAAATATACAGAATCATATCTACGTATTCTTGATATCTTCCTAAATTAAAATCTGGGACGGTATCCATTAATACCATCCCTAACAGTGCAAACAATGCTACCCATAATCCGTAATTCTTGAATTTCTCTTGCATCTTTATTTCCCCCGTTTCCTTGTATCAGAACGTTTTATTTTCGCTTCAATTTCACTAGCTACGCTTTCCAGTAACCATGTCGGAATCCATTTATCCCAGCCGACACGAACACAGTTAGCAGTGAAACTGTTGAAAATGTGATATGTTAAACCGCCAGTTATCATGAAGAAAAAGAAATCTGGTAATTTAAACGCGATATCAAACATGTGAGCTAAACATGGCAACAAAAAAAGCACCACGGTGCGCGCGATGCCTTCTACTCCATATGCTGATGAATACGATCCATCTAACTTGGAAGCTTTGCTTCCTGTAATCCAATCTAAACCGACTACCATCATTAGGATAAAAATCCAGATAAGATTGGTTTTCCCATACACCAGACTTAAAAATGTTCCTACTCCACCACTTACAAATGAAGCAGCTTTAAATTGTGCCGTATTAAAAATATCGATTATGTTAAGACTTCTGAGAATATCATGAACTCGCTCCAATTGTTCCCCTCCTTTTAAATATAAAAAAGCCTGCTATAAGCACGCTTTGATTTGTTGTAAAAAAATAGTATTTTGTTAGAAATCAATTATTATCACTTACTAAAAATTTTAATTTTATCTCTAAAATTCATTAATGGTAATTCATAATACTTGTGAAGAAATGCGGCAAATCCGACTGTAATTATCGTTGCGCCAACAAATAACAGTATACCTTCCACGATACTATTAATCTCAATCCAGTCTCTTGCGAAAATATAAATTTTAAAATGCAATAAATACAAGGCGTAACTAATCATACTAATAAATACAATCAGTTTTCTTATAAATACTTTATTTATCTTTACTGTCTCTAAAGATATAACCAAAAGCATACAAGAAAAGGTTACACAATTAAAAAAGATTGTCCTACTAAAAAATGATTGATCCAGTTTGGACATATCTCGATGTAAAATAAACCAAACTTCACACAAAATAAAACCAACTATAGAAATAAAAAAGAGTAATTTTCTTTTATCAATCATTTGTTTATACATATCTTTGTAATAAAATTTAATACCTGCCAAAATAACACCGGCCGTAATACTATCCAATCTATAGAAAATTTGTTTCCTTACACCGAAATCAAAACTAGGATCCTTCATTATCACTAAAATTATTCTGGCTAGTAAAGAAACACTCATAATAATGAAACAGATAGTCAAAAAATGTTTACCTTTATCTTCCTTAATCATACGAAAAGCAACAAGAATTATGAAAGGTATTATTAAATAAAACCACTCTTCAACGGATAAAGACCATGATACTGGATTAAAAGACAAAGTGTTACTATTAAAATTTTGAACAAAGAATAAGTTTCTCCAAGTAAAATCTGCCCCTATAGGAAACCAAACCAAGAAAAATACTACCAAGTAATAAAGAGGTAAAGTTCTAAACCACCTTCTAATATAAAAAGAAAACAATTTGCTCCATCTACCATTCTCGACTAACTCTTTAATAATAATTCTACCAATTAAAAAGCCACTTAATACAAAAAATATCTCAACTCCAAAAAATCCTAACGGAAAATTCAAAGACTTAGTAATTATCCTTCCAATAGATGAATCCTTTAAGACTGGAGCTAGAAAGAAGTCTAATCCATGTGCCAATAATACTAGCATGATAGCTATACTGCGAACGAAATCTAAACCAAAAACTCTTTTTTGTTGTAATTCCAAATCTTCATGCCCCCATTATATATATATAAGGTTATATTAACACATTTCAAAATCTAATTATAAAGATTTAATTATTTGAATTTTAAATTTCGAAACATATATAGTTATGCTTCAGCTCCCTTGAAAATAAAAAGAGAGGCAAGTGAATTGTCTCTCTTTCTTGAAAACTCCGTTTTGTTATGAATCAACTTTACGGAGATATGCCTGAACATACTTACGAACACGTTCGTTAAAAGCTTCCCGTACAGCCCAGGGCTGTTTATTATACTTTTCCTGGAACAACCCAGGTGATACCTCTAATTGTTCTAAATCAACAGAAACTGGATGTACTTTTCCATCCCATTGCACTCGAACTGAAAAAACATTGTCTGTTACTTTCTCGATTGTATCGTGAATAATCGCTGCGCCAAACCCAATTGAATCTGTATTTTGCTTTTGCATGGTTACGTCCTCATTTCAAAATAATAGTAACGACAATACAACAATCGTCCTACTTAAGTAGTAACCTTAAAACCATTCACAAGTCAACCTTCGGTATATTTAATTTTAGATTTCACTTACTTCAGTCGTTGGTGGTGTATCAGGACCGGTCCCACCTTCAGTTGGTGGTTCAACTGGGTCTGTCGGTTTCTCTGGTTCAGTTAAAGGTGGTTGTTCAAGTTCTTTCGGTTCTTCTTTCATTGGGACCACCTGCTTCACGTCGATTCGGGAGAAGATATAATCACCAATTACAACCGTAATGGTATTACTATTGTTCAATTGTTCATTTAAGTAGATTGGATCATAATCATTTGTTACAATCTCAATTTCTTTTCCGCCGTTTGTATGAACTTTTAACTTCTTAGTACCTTCTACAGTAGGAAAATTGATCGGCAAAATACGTTTTACATCAATTCGTTGAATAATAAAATCATTGATAAGCACGGTGATTAGGTCATTGCTATTCAATTGTTCGTTTAGCACCTGTGCATCGTATTTTTCAGTTTGTACCGTGTGTTTTACTCCGCCTTGTGTATGAATTTCAATTATTTGCATATATCATTCCTCCATAGAAAAAAGAGAAGCTATTTCACTTCTCTTAGTTTTTCGCTTTTTCATTTTTTTACTTTGGCGCCATCTAAATTTATTGATTTCAAATCAACTGCCGTTTTCTTAAGTTTCTTTCATTCATGACAGAATATAAAAAAAGAATCACCAATTGGATTCTTTTATATTAATGATAATTGAACAATTCTATTTTCAACATCTATATCCATTTGTATGGGATTTTCATGACACCAGTAAACGTATTCTCTATACTTTTCAACTGACATTTCATTTTGTGTCGCTAAATAATCAATTAGTTTATCAAATTTCTCTTGTGATAATCTCCAATAATCTTTATTTTGTTCAAACCATTCAAATATATTTTTATCTCGCTTAGATTCGTTCAAACTACTTTTCAATGGAATAATATTTCCGCGAACCGCTCCGATACGACCAGTCGCAAGAGGAATAACATGATCTAGATGAATATCTTTTGTTTCACCTGTTAATGCACACCCTCCGAAGAACTTTTTAATTCCTTCAACTGCATTATAAGTAATGTTATCTGGCAGCAAATATTCTCTAGTTCTTCTTCTCATACGAATAACTTGAGCTTGTTCAGGGTTATCCCTAAACCACTGTTTATTCTTTTCGCGACTTTTATCCCAATTTTCAAAGTAATGTTTCCGTCTTCTTTCACGGTGATATTCTTGATTTTCTTTGTAATATACCTTATAACGTGCAGAATACTCTTCTTTATTTTCTTGATATCTTCTTTTTCTATAAGCGGTTATCTTCTCTTTATTTCGTTCTCTATATTCTATATATTTTTCTTTATTTTTTCGATAATGTATTTTGTTATATTCTTTTAAAATTTCAATGTTTTCTTCTCGATACTTTCTCCTAGCAGCGAGTTCTCTTTCATGGTTTTCGTAATAAGCTCTTTTTCTTCTAGCTATATCTTCTTCTCTATTCTCTTCGTACCATCCTCTCTTATATTGTTTTATTCTTTCGGAGTTCTCTTCGCGGTATTGTTTGTCATATTCAGCTTTAATTTGCGCTCTTTGGTTCCTGTATTCGAGATTACATTTCTTACATCTTGAAGACTTTTTGCCTAATCCATTTTTCTTAGCATTGTATTCATTAAGTGATTTAACAACGCCACACTTAGTACACTCTTTTGCATCCACCAAAATCCCATCAATTTCAATTTGCACAAGTTGAACGTACTTTCTTGTCAATACTGATAACCACCTTAGTTATCCCTAAGTAAAATACAGACAGGGAAGTAGGATGCTTCCTTTTCGCCCCGTCGTGCTAGTCTGTAGTTATATTATACCATTCATCTCAATACGTGCCACCGCTCCTAGACTGAATAAACAAGCGCCCTGTAACAGTAGCGTTTATTCTAGCTAAACTATCTGGTGTAATTTTAATTTCAACATAACGACCACGTTGCAATTTCCCTTCGCTATCCTTCGCTAAATACGGAATCAAATTTATATCTTGTCCTCTTATTGAATCAAAAGGCAATGTATTCCCATCTACTTCAATCGTTACTTTTGATGGAGTCTGATATAATTCGAAAATGCCGAACTCAATATCGTGGGTGTGGTTTGGCAATGTAATCTCGTGGCTATGCGGATCGAGATGTATATCATGTTGGTGATTTGGCAGACTAATAGAATGCTGGTGGCTTGGTATAGAAATAGAATGCTGATGATTTGGTATGGACAGACTATGTGTGTGCTCGCCACTAGAACCATGTGTGTATAGACTAGCTCCTGTTCCTTTTGCATAAAACGAAGCCGCTGTATTCCTACCAGGATCGGAAAATGCTGTGTACAATCCTATTGTTGGAGGTTCAGAGGGAACAATACCACCACCATGAAACATCTTATGAATATGATCCCCGCCACCGCTAGACGTTTGCACACTCCCGCCGCCACTAGTTGATGTTTGTGTACTACTACCGCCACTAGACGTCGATTGTACAATAGACCCCCCAGCGGATGTGGAGGACACTGTACCACCGCCAGCCGCCGTTGAACCTACAACAGCTCCACCGCCTTTAATTGCACGTTCATAAGCTCTAAATCTTAATATCTCAAATGTCAGTAACAATTCATTCACATTTTTTACATCGTTAGGTATTTGAAACCTAATGATAGCTGGATGTTCGGGGTCGCAATTATCTTGGAAATCTCGACTATCAATATTCGTCGTCCCTTGAGAATACACTTCGTTGACTCTCTGTCGTTTTTCAATATCGGCTTGTATTGTACCTAAATCAGTTACCTTATTTTCTAATACAAGTTTTACATCAAGTGGATTCCCCGTTACATCATCTTTTGAACGATCCATTACACGTAAATCTACTGATATATTGAAATCCTCATCATACAGACGTACTAGCTTACCAGTCTCATACTTTTCTATCTTGTATGGGTCAATTAACTCATAATCAATTGCATCAATTTCATAAGTAACTTTCGGCATACATGCTTTTAGTAACATCGAATTTGCTGAAGCGTAAAGTGATTGAGCGTCTTCAAATCGTCTATCCGCCCAAATGTAATCAAACCCATCATGCAATTCCCTAACGAAGGCTGGAGCATCTATATAAGGAAGACCATTATTAACACTTTTGATTGTAAGTTGGTTTACGCCTTCGCCATAACCAAGAGGATAAATTCTTGTCATGACATCTTTAGCTTCCACTTTCCTCTTAATACCCTTCATATTCTTACGGTATCGAAGTTCCCCCGTGATTTCTTCAGAATATCGAACAATGTTTAATGTCCAAGGATAAGACGAATCATCCCAAGTCCATTGGAACTTTTCATCAAATGGTTTCGGTATACTATATATCGGTCCTAATATAGTGTCTTCATTTTCCCAACTATATGAAAAATATTTTGTAAAATCACATTTTCCGAGTTTCCAATGCTTGATTCTTTGTTTGCTAAGAAGATATTCGATATTTTCCCTTGTGGTTAAATTAATTCTTTCATGATAACCAAAAAGCACGCTATCCATTAGTGTAGATAAAACGTGCTCGCAGTCATAAGTAATAATTTTTTCATGTACTTCTCTTTCTTCATCACTATCCATAATACGGAACATACCAATGCGTTTACCTTTATCAAATATTTCTACGTAATCAAAGGTTTCAATTTCTTCTCGTTTTGGATCAGTAAATGGCAATGAAAAACCCGCCGTCCATAGTTCGTTGAGAGGCGGGCTGTACTTTATATTATATACATTCTCAAGATATGCCTTGAGTTTCATTTCTTTGTTATAGAGTTTTAGCAATGTATCACCTTCTTATTTAAAAACTAACACCAATAATCATGTTTATCCAACCAAATAGTGAAAACCATAAAAGTAACGACAGTATACCACCAAAGAAAATCCCTTGAGCAAAGTTACCTTCCTTTTCCATATAGCCTCCTGTTTTCAGTTGATTTTATTTACATGTTAGCTTGTTATTGTTAACCATTTATAAATTAAATGATAATTTGTTGTTAATTCTTCTAAACCCCAATTGCCATTACGCCAACTTTACCAGGAGCTGTTGCGACTGCTGATGTATTCTTTATGGCGATTTGGCATCCAGTTTTAGTTAGATTATGAGCATTAAATTGGAATAACACGTTAGAACCGTAATCAATAATCGTGACGAAAGAGCAGTTTGTAGTAAACGGAATAGGAAACGTGTAGTCATATAAAATAGTTGCTCCTACCGCTACAGAATCCGCAATTGTTGGAGAATCGGTCATGATTTCGAATGCTCCCATACGTCCTTTAGTTATGTTGTTAAAGTCTGTATAAGTTGATGTTTCTCCTCCGGCTCTTTTCTCTGTTGGAGCATGGTTGATTTCACCCAAAATAACTTTCTGCAATCTCCATGATCCATCAGCAATTGCTGATGTTACTTCGAAAAACGACCCTAAAAAATTATACTTTTGAAAATCCGTTGACGCTTGCGTTTGTGAAGGTAAAAATATAATCATCTTTTTTACCGCTGATGTTGTAGGCAAATCAAACCTTTGTATAAGTGGGCTTCCAGGAATAGAACCTGTATCCTTTAATCGCCGATAATACCCTAAAGCAACTTTTAACCCTGTATTTCCATTATTCACATATTCCACATATACGGCATGACAGCTAGGATTAACCAGATACTGCATTTCTCTAAAAATACCAGTAACTCCATTTGCTGTAGAATTAACTTGGAGGCCTGTATTGTCAGCAACTGTCTCACCTTTTATATAAGACTTGTACGCATTAAGATAATCAACAAAAGGATTTTTAGTTTGCATATTATTCACAATTGCATTTTCAAAATCTGTTTTACTTTGATAAGTTGTAAAGTTCGTTCCGATATTTAGTAATTCATTTGATGTTTTGCATTTTATATTTAAATTTCGTATTAATGCCTCCGTGTTAACTGTTGCTAATCGAAGGTTAAAGAAAACACCTTTCATATTAGCGTTAAATGATGCAGTTACCATGCAATTCACTTTGTATTTTCGATAATCTTCGTGATTAATTTTAACTTCATTGCTTTGTTTAGCTGTAGCAGTTAATCCGGAACCTCCAGAGTCTACTAAATCTCCAAGTTGGATATTTAACGTTATATCTTTTCCACCAACTGCTAACGCTTCAAATTCAACTTCAAAAACATCTCCTTGTTTGATTCCCATTATACAAGGCTCAATGTAAGGATGAGCATTAACATTTCTTAGCTTGAACTTTGATAACAATGGGTCATAAAACAGTACCTTTCTATCTGTAGCTGAATTGTATTCGCTTTCGTCAAAAGTTGCCAATGTATTTAGTCCTACACCGGTACCAGAATTCATTGGTACTACGTTTATTAATAATGTTTTCATCTAGTACACTCCCTTTGGCAGAATGGTATCCGTCTCAATGAAACGCACGCCATATTTGAAATATTTGTATACATCATCTGGAGTGTTACTTGAGTATATAAATATGGGTATTCCAGCGTTTTTATATGTGTATAATTCATTTTCTGTGATAACACTATTCGAGTATGATACGAAGGCATTTAAGTAGTTTTTGCACTCAGCTATATTTACAGACGGATCTGAATCAACATTCAACCAAGTGACATTAGCGTCTGGATATAGGGTAGTTAGTCTAATTCTTGCTTGTTTGTCGTCCACAACAAAAAAACTACTACTCCATAAACTGTATTTTTTAAGAAGGTGAACAACAGTAATGATATTTTCATCGGTCCAATCCATTTTGCTGCAATCCACATTAATCCCTAAACCCCATTTTGAACATTCCCTACAAGCTTCTTCAAAAGTAGGTATTCTAACTATCTCTTCTGCAGATTTACCTGCATAATCTTGATCTATAATAAGGGATTTTATTTGAGCTAGTGTTAAGGCGCTAACATTTCCAATTCCATTTGTTGTTCTATCCACGGTTGTATCATGCATGAGTATAAAAGAACCATCAGATGTTTTTTGTACATCTAGTTCTACTAATTCATAACCTAGCATTCCCGCACTCTGGATAGCCTTTAGTGTATTCTCTGGAGCATTGATATGAGCACCCCTATGAGCAATAATTCCCGTTTTATTAAAATGTAAAAATGTTCTTTTATTGTGGAAGTCAATTTGCTTTGCATTAGTTTGAAAATCACTGTCAGCTCGTCCTTTAAGCGAATCATGTTCTATACCAAATGTATCAATCCTTGCTTGTTTAGCCTCTGGTCCAGAGTCACCTTTAGCTACAATTGTGTCCAATTGTTTTTGAACATTATTTGATAAATTATTTGCTTCTTGTGCCGTATTATTAGCCTGATTGGCTATTATGTTTGCATTTGAAGATGAGGATTCAGCAGAATATGCTCTCTTCAATGCTTCGTTCGCATTATCAATCCCCATATTAATTTTGTAATAACTTTCACCAAGTTTTTCTGTACCTTGTAACTTAGGCGCATCAGCCATTAATTTCACCACCTTATTAATATTTAGCGCGGTATTTGAATGAAATTTTGAGATTAAGGTTTGAACCGCCTACTTGTATTACATTAGCGCCTAACATTAACTCTATTTTTTCTAAATTCCCTTGCAATTGAAATAAAAAATTCTTGCTGTCTTTGATTACCGTATACCTTTCTGCATCGATTAAAAATGAAGAGTTTCTAAAACTACCAAAAGAAAAACGTTCACCTTTAACAATTACCGTTAAGTTATCGGCGCTACCACTAATTTCAATAACCGGACGAATAACTTTAGATCCGAAATTGTCTACAGTTAGACTCTGTGGAGAATTAACTGTAAAAGATGAACCTTTGTATCCAATCGGGATATCAGACATCCACGGAACCATATCTTGCCAACGTATTTCCTCTGTACTTTGCAATACTGAATATGCGTGAGGATCATAAGCAATCAATGGTAATTCGAATTTTCCCATCCTAAAATAACGATCGATTGGCATTGAACCGCTATATCTAACTAGATAATACTTATCGGGTTCGTAGTCATAAATCAGCTTTACTTCCTTCGGTTTACCGTAATGGTCAATAAAAACAGCTACCATTTTTCTGATAGCTGCTGATAATTTAAATCTATCTTCTTGCGGTTTAATAATTAATGGTAAATTAAACTCCAAAGGGTCTATGTCTGAACCAAAGTAATAAGCTCCCGGGCGACCGGGAATAGAAACTGTATAGTCACGAATTGGCGGAGCCGCTGGATGTTGAAACCCTGGTAAAAGAGCTAAATTTAGTTCTTTTAGTTTTTTACCATCTATTGTTAAACTCATAGTTGCCCCACCTTTCTTCCTGACGTCTTAATGTATTTCCCTAGTTCTACTGCTAGCTTTTGTACATCCGCTTCTTCTCTTACTACAAATGTTGAACCCCTAAACATGTCAGCAAAGTTATATGAATCTGATTTATTTGCATTTGAAGAGGAATTTCCATCTACAGTGGTCTGATTAGCACTTCTACTCATTGCTTCTGAGCTATTAGCTAGACTGCCATACACATTACTCATGACACTTTTTAGGCCAGATAACTCTTTCATAGAATTAGCCATCGAATAGCTCATATCGCCAATTAATCGGCTCATAGTACCTGTAATACCAAGTGATTTTTCATTTAACGATAAAGGTGTTACCGAAACACGATTACCTCTTTTAGTAAATAACTCTGGCCCTGCTTCTCCGGCAATAAACGATCCATCCCCAAGAACATGTCCGCCCGTAGCTAACATTGGTATTCTAGGAATATTCGCTTTCCCTCCACCAACAAACGGAACCCAATCCGGCATATCTATACTGTTGATACCTTCAATCAATCCGTTAAGCATCGAAATCACAGCATTTATCGGCCCTTTTGCTGCTAATTCTATTCCGTTGAATACTCCATCAAATATTTTCACGATTCCTTTCCAAGCTTTGTCCCAATCTCCTGAAAATACGCCAGAAATGAAATCAATAATTCCATTTAAAATGGGTTTTAAAACCGTATCCCACACTACTTTTATCCCATCAAATGCATCTGATACAACACTACCTATAGCCTTAAATACAAATTTAAAAGCTGGTAACAGGACATCTTCTATGAATGATGAAATCTTTGAAAAAACAGGTGAGAGTATTTCTTCCCAAACACGTTTGATAATATCAAAAGCATCTTTTACAATATCTTTTATGATCGAAAAACCTTTATCAAAGACTGGTTGTAAAGTTTCAGTGATTATGTCTACTATCTGATCTATTGTCGGTTTGAAATACTCATTGTATATAGCCATTATTTTGTCGCCGAATAATACCCATATAGCAATTAATCCAGCGATTGCTGCAACTACTAAAGCAAGCGGACTTGTTAAAACAGCCATAACTCCCGCAAAGGTTACAGCACCTGATGTGGCCAAGAATATTACTGGAGCAAGCGCTGCGCAAATACCAACAAGTATTCCAATCGCAACTGTTATAGCTGTAATCGCAGCTGCTAACACTGGGTGAGCTGAGATAAATTCAGCTACCTTAGAAACAATATCAGCTACCACAAGTAACACCGGCTCAAGAGCTTCTTTCAAGTCATTCATTGCTTCTTTCAACTTGACCATAGGTGATGCGTCCGTTTTACTTATGGATTGTTGTAAATCATCGATTCCTTGTTTTAAGTCAGCCTGTTTTTCTTCAGTTTGTAAAATTGTATTTATGATTTTTTGACCCTGGTCTTCCCACATTGTCATTTTGTTATCGTAAAGGCTTTTTATCCCTTACTTCTTACACTTCGTATTAGTGTAAGCTCGGCATACGTTTTCACTTATAAAGAAAGTGTCGCGGTCTCGTGGAGGGATTATATCTTTTCACCCTCTATGCTCTGCCCCTGACTATACTTCGTATAGCCTTCGGTTCAAGTCAGGAATCTCACCCTTCTTGCTTCATACCGCAATTTTGATTCGGCACAATTTATCATCTACCGAAAAGTTCTACACCAATCGCTTCTTTTAAATCCGGATCCTCGATTTGATCTAGCCATTTAACCATATCTATAAATGCTTGTTTACCTTCTTCTCCACCCTTAGCAATAGCTTTACCCCAGCCTTCTAATTGAGAAAATATTTCTTGTACTGCTACACTGTCAGGCGGATTTTTTGCAAGCTCCAGTTTCTGCGCATTCATTTCTTTAAATGATTCTAACTCCGCTCGATGCGATTCACGAACGGCGTCCATTTCATCGCTTAAACGTTCACTTAACGCTTGTTTGCGGTTATTCTGACTTTCTTTTAAGGACGATAAGTTCGCTTGATTGACTTCCCTTAATGAATCAAGTTGTGCTTTATTCGATTCACTAAGAGCCTTTAAATCTTCTCGTTTTCTTTGCTGAAACGCTTCTTTTTGTTCTTGTTGTCGTTCTTTTAAAGCTTCCTTTTCATTGTTTATTTGCTCTTTAACTTGTTCTTTACGACTATCTATCTCTGATTTCAGCGCCTCTTTTTTCGCATCAGATGCTTCTTTTATGCCGTCTTTTTCCTCTTTCAATCTATCAATTTGACTTTTACGTTCTTCACGTATCTTATCCAAACGCATTTTTTCTTCAAGTTCTTGTAATGCTTTAATTGCCGCCTGTCTTTCTTCTTCATTTTTTGCTTTGCTTATTTTAACTTTTAAATCGGCACGTTTTTCAGCATTCTCACGATCTTTAAAATATTTATCTTCAGCTGCTGTTTTCGCATCCAAAGAATTAATTTGAGCGTCTACCGATTTAAGACGATTATATTTTTCCTCATCGATTAATTTCATACGTTCCATGTATTCTTTATCGATGAGCTTTAATTTCTGTTCAGAAGACTTTTCAAATGCTTTAACTTCCACTTCGAGGGACCTCTCAAGTGCTTTTTGTTGTCTATCATAATTTTTTGATGTTGCATCATATTCAGCACTAAGTTTCTTCTCTAAATTCTTTTGTTGATTTTCATAACTTTTAGAAACTGCATTGTATTCAGCATCAAAACTTTTAGCTAATGCGTTCTGTCTTTGACTATGACTTTTAGAAAGTGCCTTTTCTTGATTACTAAATGAGTTTGCAAGTGCGGATTCTTGTTTGGCAAATCCTTTTTGCATCGCTGATATCTGTGCATCAGACATTTTTTCAGTATCGTCTACAGCATCACGGACAGCATCCTTCATAGAATTGCTTAATCCACGCGACATTTCAACGGAACGAATACGCCCTTCTTTTAATCCGTCCAATAGGTTATCTATATTCCAAGATTTTTCCTTTGCTGCACTTACCATAATACTTTGTACTTCCTGTGCTGTATAACCAACCCTTCTTAGTTGGGCGCCATACTCAGCAATAATATCAAGTTGCTCAGGGGGGAATCCGATTTTTAAAAGAGAATTAACTAATCCTAGCGCTTCTTTATTCGAAATATTTAATTCACTACCGATTTCATTGGCTTCTTGAATTAATTCTGTAAAATCAATCTGTGAATAGGAACTAGCAATGTTTGCTGCTCCTTTTATTATCTCTGTATTTGCTGCATCAGAAGCCTCTTTATTTAATGCCCATTGTCTACGTACACCCTCCAACGCTTCCTCTGCATCACCGCCATAGGCTGTAACAGTTCTGACTGCCTCCTCCACAGATCTCTTTGAGGATTCTGGAACATCAAAGGTAATATCAATTTTTGTCTTTAACTCCGACATGTCTAAAGCTTGTTCGATAACTTCTTTAAATCCTAAACCTGCACCTATTCCTGCTACTACATTTTCTAATTCAACACCTAATTCTTTAACACTTTCGCCCGCTTGATTTGCTTCTTGGGAAAGTTGATTTAAGTCGTTTCTAATGTTTTGAATGGAATTACCATTATCAATAGAACGGAGCGCCTGCTGCAACTTCCCGATATCCGCTTCGGCTCCTAACGCTTTCCTTCCAATTATCTCAATGGCTTGATCTAGCTGCCTACTTGATGCCGTACCGTTTTTAATTGCATTCACAAGACGATTCCCTAATACATCCGCAAAATCATCAACACTATTCCCTGTGGCGCTAAATAAAGTCTCTAATTTTCTTGTTGAACTTGCTGCTTTTTCTTGTTCAGCCTTTAATCCTGCAAGACTGTTTTTGAACCCATTAAGTTGCCCTTCTGTAAATTCAATTTCACGTCTAAACGCCCGGTATTGCTCTTCATTAATTACGCCACTTTCAAATTGTGCTTGTACTTGTTGTTGAGCTGACTTTAAACTATCTAATTTCTTTGTTGTATTCTCAATTTGTTTTGTAAGTAATTGTTGTTTTTGAGCTAAAGCTTCCACATTACCCGGATTGAATTTTAAGAGACGTTGAATATCATTTAATTCTTTCGATAGTTCGCTACTTCGTTTGTTAACATCTTTTAAGGCGTTTTGAAGACCGGTTGTTTCTCCGCCAATTTCTATCGTTATTCCTTTAATTCTTCCTGCCATGTTATCACCTCACTTGCTTAGAAATTGTTAAAGTCATCTTGTGTAGCTGTTCTTGTATTTTCTTGTCCTTTCTTCGGATTTCGTAATTCAACATACTCATCGATATAATCCAAGCAATCACCTATTGTCATATCTTCTAAATCTTCTTTTGAGAGTTTGCATGAATAACAAAGAGCAAGGAATGTATCAACAGAAAAACTACCTTTCCCATTGTTATGACCTTGCCCTTGTTCATCTTCTGTTATTTTTTTTTTGACTGAACCGTACTTTTAATTAGGTCCTGAATTTCAGTAATAATCTCAGCAATTGGAAATTCTCCGAATGTATCCAACCAAGTTAGCGGATCTGGGACTTCTTGATTTGCTGTTTTAGCGAATGCCCATACTAAGTTATAAATAACTTCAAAATCTAATTTACTTAAATCAACCTGTGAAAGGTCAATATTATTTTGGTCGCCATCAGCTGAAATATATGAAGAAAGTACTCCTAAACTAAGAATATCCGCAAACATATCACGTCTAAATTGTGATTTATAACGAATAGCCGTACCAGCTGTACTCTTTAGAAGTATGTCTTTCTCATCAATTGTGATTGTTTTTTCCATCTAATTACGCCCCCACAACTTTTTCGTATACTTTTGTATACCAAGCGTCATAAATAGCCGCTGGTGTACCTACTGTTGTTGAATCTTTTACTTTTGATGTTATTGGATGCTGTGATGCAACGAATTTCAATTCTGTTGTAGTTGGCTCTGTTTTATCACTCTTTGTGGAAGAACCGAATCCAGGGCGTGATACAGTTACGTTGTATAGTAAATGACGAATTGCTTTTACATCGCCATCAAATTCAAACATAAGAGCAATTCTCTTTGTTTTTGCATTTGAAACTTCTGAAATAACCTTGTCAGTTTCGTCTAGAACTTCCCCTAATACGTCAGTTCGAAAAGCTTCTGTAAGTTTAGCAAGATTTAAAGTACCCTCATAACCTTGGTTGCTTGATTCAGTGTAGTAATTGCTATCATCAGCATAGAAGTCTGATTGCTCACCTTTTGGTTCCAATTTCATTTCAACCGCACCTGGTAATTTAGCCGGAGTTTCATATATGATTTTCCCTGTTGCATCCTCAGTAATCACGCTATAATGTACTTTCTTCAGACCGAAAATAACTTTATTTTCATTCATTTATATCAACCTCGCTTCATAAAATTTTTGATACATATTTTCAGATTCAATAAAAGTCCCATACGAGTCATACGGAATCTCGTTATCATCTAGAACTTGTTCTAGCTTGGCTTCCGCAACTACATCTTTCTTAGTTGTATAAAGCTCTATATTTACATCATTTATCTTGTGATACACCTTGTTATCAGCCATTAAATTTGCTGACCCATCCACAAGAAAACAGATATACGGTGGCGCCGGAACTGGATTACCTGGTGTTGCTATGAAATGCGAATAAGCCACAAGATAGCCTGTAGCTTCAAGAATTTTTATAAATTCTCCTAATGTTAATGTCATGATTCAATTGCCCTTTCAATACGTTTTGGCAATTCATCAATTACATACTCTTCAACGGGACGAATATGCACTTTCTCCGGTACTCGGCCACCACTAGCTTTCGCATGGCCATTTTCTAAAAGATGCGTTAATTGCCCTTTTGTATTATGGATAACAACGGCTTTATCTACTTTTTTCTTACGCCAACCTTTACGATAACCACCTGTTTTTTTAGGACTATTTTGTCTTAACTTGTTTACAGCAATATCAGCTACATCTTCTTGTGCAGTTGTTAATTCTTCTTCCACAACATTTGCATATCTTTGCAATTCTCTTGCAAGATCACTCGCAAAATTACTCATATTAAACATGCTCCTTTGCGATAATAGTCAATGTTTGATACATTTCATCATCATTCATTGGCGGTTCGATAATGTCAAAGATACGATTCTTCATATTAATTCGCATTAATTCTGTAATACCTGTTGTATAAGGAATTACAAACCGATAAATTCGTGTAGACTGTGAAGCTGAAGCTTCAATATACTCAGACCCTTTCACCGTTTTTATCATTGCCCATGCACTTTTAACTTCTTCCCAATTACCTGTTTCAATTGCTTGATTCAATTCATCTTTTATTATTTCAGGTTGTTCAATGCTAATTCGATTTCTAAAGTCACCTGTATTCAGTGGTTTTTTATACTGAAAAGGACGCATATTACTCACCGTCCAATTTGATTTCTTCTAATGCTTTTGCAATACCAAAACTATTAATTTCGGTTAAAAAGTTTTTAGTAAAATACTCAAGTGCATCATTATAAGCATAACGAGAACGTTCAAAAACTAATTCTTTGAACGTCTCATCTTTGTTTATGTCATACAATCCACATACTTTTAATAAAGCTTCATTGGATGCAAAAAGGATGCGCTTTAGGTTATCGTCTTCATCATCACCCAAGTGCATCCTATCTTTGAACTGCTGTATTATTTCGTCTGAAATTACTGTTTCCATTTACATCACCCTTCAGTCGGTGGTGTTACTTCTTCAAGCTTTAATGTGTAAACTTGTGAAGTGTATTTATCCTTCGGTTTACCTGTAGCATATTGTTTAGCAATATAAACAGTTGCATCTTCTAAAGCTAATGTTTCTTCATACTTCTTGATTGGCTCTGTTCCACCCATTGCTGCAACATATTGACCTTTAACAAAGAATAATACTTTTCCTTGAGGTACAAACACTGACTCTGTAAGAATTGGATTAAATGGCAAACTAGTTACATATACTCCAGCTGCATTTTGAATTGTCGCGTTTGCTTGAATATCAAAAGTATCAAACGGATTAGTTACCATAACTACTTTACCAGCAATATTTTTTGGTCGATCTGCGTCTGAACCATCAGCATTTAACTTTTTAGCTAGTAGTTTAACAACACCTTTTAATTCATTGATTGTTTTGCGGCCTGGCTCGAACGTTAAAGTGCCTACTGGCTTTTTATCTGGATATACTCCATTCACAACACTTCCACTTGGATCTTTTAATAACCCAATAGGTTCATTTTTACCTGTACCAGCTACAAATCCACGTTCTAAACCTACTTTCATCGCTTCTGTAATCATTGTACGAACATAACGTTCTACCCATACAGGCCCAAGTTTCAACATGTCATTTGCTAATGGAATAAATGCCGTCAATTTAAGTTGGGAAATGCTATCTTTACGGAATGTAGCATTTAATTGACCTTTAATACCATCAAATAATGGTCCCCATACCGCTGCGCCTTCTGGATCTCCATAAATAAATTCTGTTACTGCACCCAGATTTTCAAGACCGATATGTTTTAGGAAAGGATGATCTTCAACTAAATCATCAAAAATACGTTCTTGGGTTGTCTTAGGTAAAGTTTCAGTAGACTTAAAGCCGCCTTCTTCCACAACTGCATTAAAGAACTTCATTTCTTCACTTGTTAATACATTAGCACCGCGAGATTGCATAATAGAACGATCTACCATTGATTCATTCACTTGATTTAAAATATCTGTTCTTACATCTGTAGCAAGTGCTTCAATCATGGAGTTCAATGCTACTGATTGCTCTTCTGCTGTACCTTCCTGTGTAGCTTTTGCAAATGCTAGTTTCTTTTCTTCAAAATTATTAAACTTGATAACCATATTTTATTTTCCTCCTAAAGTTAAAAAAAGCGTACTCAGATTCTGTTTTGTATTAACAGGCTCTTGAATAAGCTCTTTTGGATTTTGATTATTTTGTTGTTTCGTATACTTAGCTACTAAACTTTCTTTTAAATTTTCTACACCTTCCTCTTCTTCATCCTCTTGCGTATCATCAATTTCAATTTCATCAGCAATTTCATCAGCTAAACCAAGAGCTACTGCTTCCTCTGCCGTTAGCCAAGTTTCATCTTTTAAAAGTTGTTTTAATTCTTCATCTGTTCCAACAAAACGTTTCTTATAAGATCCTGCTAAAGCTGAATCAATCTTTCGTAAATCTCTTGCTGTTTTTTCAAAAAGATCTGCGTTTCCATATTCAAAGGTACTTGCTTGGTGAATCATCATCATAGTATTACTAGGCATAATAATTCTGTCTCCTGCCATTGCAATTACAGATGCGGCACTAGCTGCCCAACCATCAATATGAACTATAATTTCTGCACTATGCTGCTTTAACTGATTACAAATTGCTACACCATCGAATGCGGAACCTCCACCTGAATTAATATGAACGTGAATTTTTTCTGCTTTAACATCTTGAATTTTTCTTCTTACTGCTTCAGCATTATTTTCACTAAACCATCCACCAATTGATCCATAAACAGTTAATTTGTATTCATTTTCACCTTTAGCTTCAAAACGAATGTCTCGTTTTAAATTCAAAAGCTTACTCATATTCACATGTTCCATCATTTCTCACCTCCTTCAGATTCATTTAATTTTGTATAGTTCTTCGTAATATGATGGACATTTAGGTTTGGATCATCTGACTCTTCATAATCTACTTCTGAACGAATTTCATTTCCTGTAAATGCACTTGAAGAAATGAGCTTATCAATACTTGTCGCAAGATCAAATATACTTTGATAGGAAACAGCTTTAACCTCAATTTTTTGTCCCAAAAGATATTCACTCATTTCAAAGAATTTAACGTTCGCTTCATCAGATAGTTTTTTTAATAATGGTCGTACTGTGAAAAGCATATAATTTTTCGTTTGCTTTTCTACATCAGCCATTTCTCCATATATCAAAGCTATAGGAATACCGATTGCCATAGCTACTTGATTTAAGAAACCATTTGTTACTTTATTGATTTCTTCCACACTTGGGCCATTTGCAACACCATTGTATATCTCGTTATAATTAATACCTTTTTGCTGCGGAACAATAGCTATATCTTTAGAACCAATTGACTTATACATGTTGTCTATAAACTCTTGTAACTTTGCTATTTGTTCCTCAGTTTTAGCACCAATCATATCCATATCAACTGTTCCACGAACTTGATTTTTACGTTTTTGAGAGTTTAATATTCTGCCGAACAAATCCCCATAATCTGCAAATAATCCATCAATAAGTGGGGTTAATTTATCATTCCGATACTTCAAATGAATAACTTCGCTTTGCTTAAAACTTCTCTTAAACGTATAATCTTTTACCCTTACATCCGTAAAAGTATCTTCAAACACAGCGTACTCATTATGTTGAAATCCATCTGCAATAAGTAAATCACCATCATCTGCTTGTATAACTAAACACTCATTATCATAAATAAGTTTTCGAACAAACCGTTCCCAAAAGGTACTTGCGGTCATATTCTTGTTTGGTCTTACGTTTAATCGATAATAAAGCTCATTCTTCTTAAATGCTTTACCATTTCTTATTCTAAATTCAGATTGACTAATCGTCCTTCCTAAAAATGAAACGCATGTATCAATTGCCAATCGTTTCATATGAAGCCTGTTTGCTGTATCAGTTATTATGTCCAGATCCAACATGAATTCTAGTTCTTTATTTCTTTTAAATACTGAACCTAACCATCCAATGGTTATCAC